AATGGAAGGTTGCCCAGCAACAGTATTGTTGTAAATCAGTGCACAGCGCCTACCGATGCTCAAAGAGGCGTATGACACGCAGTTTGACCTTGCCGCAGGCGAAGACCGCGAGAAGGCCGCAATTCGCTTCGTGCCCCGTCGTCAGTTCCTCGGGAGCGGTGTCTAATGGGAAATAGATTTGCGACCGGCAAGATAGCCATTGCGATATGTGATCGCTGTGGTTTTCAGTTTCGCCTACGCAATCTTAAAGAAGAGATCATCAAGACCAAGCGGTACAACATCTTGGTCTGTCAGGAGTGCTGGGACCCCGATCAGCCGCAGTTGCAATTGGGCATGTATCCGGTGGACGACCCGCAGGCGTTGCGCAATCCTCGGCCAGATAACAGCTACACCACGTCTGGTCTTAGTGGTTTGCAGACTGATCCATTGACTGCGCCGCCAACCAGTACAGAGGCGTTTGGCACTCCGGAAGGTGGTAGTCGAATTATTCAGTGGGGATGGAACCCCGTGGGTTTGAACAATCCATTGCAACTTACCGGCTTGGAGGATAATCTCCAGGCACAGGGTTCAGTGGGAACCGTGACCATAACGGTCAGCTAGGAGAAATCATGAAGAAGTACATGTCAGGCGGCGATGTGAAGAAGGTTAAGAGCATTGCCAAGAGCGAGGTTGAGGGCCACGAAAAGCGGATGCACAAGTACGCTAAAGGTGGGGTCACGAACTCGCAGCGCGCCAAGTTTGGTCGCAACATGGCTCGTGTTATGAATCAGCGGAGCAAGTCATGAGCAAAGCTAACGATCAGTGTCATTTCTTCCCAGCGGAAACCAAAGATCCGATTGGCAAGTACACTCAGCCCCGTCAGTACACTGACACCATGGGGCAGAATGGATACCCTAACGGGATTGCCAACACCCAAACCCTGCGTACTCGTGGAACCAAAAACACGACTCGCGGGAACAGCAGCTCGACCAAGATGGGCTAAACGTGAACTACGCTACGCTCTTTGAGACGATCAAGGGGTACTTGGAGAACGACTTTCCGAGTACCACCTGGACCAATACGGCCGAAACCGGGACGGTGACGTTTTCGTCTACTGAGCAGATCAACACGTTCATTCGCCAGGCCGAGCAGCGAATCTACAACACGGTACAGATTCCTGCGCTGAGGAAGAACGTCACCGGCAACTGTACGATTGACAACAAGTATTTGGCCATGCCGTCTGACTGGCTGGCTATGTTTTCGTTGTCTGTGATTCGCGCTGACGGCTCTCAGAGCTTCCTGTTGAACAAAGACGTTGAGTACATCCGTGAGTCTTTTCCTAGTCCATCTGACAAGGGTGAGCCTACGCATTACGCGATCTTTGACAACGATACGATGATTCTGGGTCCAACACCCGACTCCTCGTACAGCATGGAAATGCACTACTACTATTACCCAGAGTCGATTGTGACTGCGAACACAACGTGGCTGGGCGATCACTTTGACAGCACATTGCTTTACGGGTCGCTGGTTGAGGGGTACACATTCATGAAGGGTGAAACCGACATGGTGGCCTTGTATTCCAAGCGTTACGAAGAGGCGATGTTGTTGCTCAAGAAACTTGGCGACGGCAAAGATCGTCAAGACACCTATCGTTCTGGACAAGTGAGGTATCAGGTCACATGATTATGAATGACGTTGGAGTTCTCCTGGGCGGAATTGTTCAGGTACAGACGACGCAAAACCGTGGGCTAACTGCCGAGGAAGTTGCGGAGCGTGCCGTTGACCGGATCATCTCGGTGGGAAACAACTCTCACCCGGCCATTCGTGACCAGGCTCAGGCGTTCAGAGATCAAATTCAAGCAGTAGTTGCCTTCTACATGAAGGAAGCGATCAAGAACGATCGGGCTACGCTTGCCATTCGGCTACGGGATGCGGGGCATCCGGAGCTAATCAAACTTTTGGAGAAATAGTCATGGCCTTTACTGGAAACTTCATGTGTACCAGTTTTAAGGTGGAGTTGATGCAAGCCATCCATAACTTCACGGCAAGCACTGGCAACACATTCAAGCTGGCGCTGTACACGAACAGCGCATCGTTTACCGCAGCAACCACGGCGTACACCACGTCCAACGAGGTCACGGCCTCGGGTTCGTACTCGGCTGGCGGCGGCACTCTTACCAATGTCACCCCGACCAGCTGCACCACGGCGTTCACGGACTTTGCAGACATCAGCTTTACCACGGCCACCATCACGGCCCGTGGTGCATTGATCTACAACGACTCGGCAACGGGTGATCCGACGGTTGTGGTTCTGGACTTTGGTTCAGACAAGACGTCTACTGCCGGCACGTTCCAGGTCATCTTCCCGACTGCCGATGCCAGCAACGCGATCATAAGAATAAGTTAAGATTGCATTCGTAGCATGGATTCTGATAGCATGGTGGGTTTCAACAAGAGGTCGCCATGCAACGCTACGGGCAATTGCAGTTTATTGAGGACGCGGGTCAAAACAAGCATGGGCAGAAGTTGTTGCGTCTTATTTGTGATTGCGGCAAGGAGTGTGTGAAATTAGCAAGTGCAGTCAGGACGGGCAGGACTAAGTCGTGCGGGTGTTTGGCACGATCCGGACTATCTAATCTTCGCCACGGCAAGCGACACAACCGGGTGTACAACGTGTGGTGCAACATGAAAGCTCGGTGCAGCAACAAACAACATCCTGCGTATCAAAACTACGGTGGGCGCGGCATTGGGGTTGCTTCTGAGTGGCAGTCGTTTGAGAACTTTCTTCAAGATGTTGGGGAGCCACCTAGTCCGAAGCACACGCTTGATCGTATCAACAACAACGGCCATTACGAACCCGGAAATGTTCGTTGGACTTCTAGGGCTGTGCAGTCTCGTAACAACCGGAGCAATATTTTGGTGACGATCGGCGATACAACCAAGTGCCTGCATGACTGGTGCGATGACTATCAGATCTCTCCCGGTTCTGTGTATCGCAGGCTTGCCAATGGCGAGGATATTGTATCTGCCATTGTTCGCCCCAAGGACAGCAGGTTTTTGAAAACAAAAGTTGCTGCGTAAAGGTCTAGATTTATGAAGATCGACTTCTCGTTCGAAACCCCTCATGGCAAGTTCGCTGACGCCCTGCATCTGCCTGACGATCACACGTTCACGGAAGCAGAGATCCAAGCCACGAAGGAACAGCGCCGGGATAACTGGATTGCTATTGTGACCGCGCCTCCGGTTGAGGAGGTGCAACCCGAGTACATCGAGATCGACGGCGTTAGGTATGTGAAGGCGTAGTCATGGCCGACAGGTACTGGGTTGGCGGGACGGCAAACTGGGACGGCACTGCCGGTACCAAATGGGCTACTACGTCTGGTGGTGCTGGCGGCGCTTCTGTTCCTACCAGTGCGGATGATGTGTTCTTCACGAACCTCTCCACCGGCACCTGCACGATCTCATCCGGCAACACCGGAGCCAAGTCGATCAACTGTACGGGGTTTACCGGAACCATTGCAGGCTCTACTGCTATTACCGTCTCTGGCAGCGTGACCCTCGTAGCGGGGATGACGTTTACTTACAGCGGGACGATGACGCTGAACGGCACGGGTACGTTGACAAGCGCGGGAAAAACCGTTAACCTGTGTACAGGTTAACGCCGAAGCCGATAAAAATTCTTAACTAGTTAAAGTTTGAGTTGACAATGAAGAAGCTCTTTTTCTTGCTCCTCCTAGCTAGTTGCGGCAACCCCGATGGCAGTCCGATTCAGGTCGAGCCAATCGAAGTCAAAGTCACGGTCGAAGGTATCAAGCCGGTAACCGTCGAAGTGGTTCAGAAGAATCCTTAACTAGTTAAGGTTCCGGCCTCGCCCTCCTGCATGCACACGCACACACAGGAACTGGTGCTGTGCGCCACTTCCCAGCGGCGCAGAAATTAAGGACAAAAAAAGGGAGCCAGCTTTCGCTGGCCCCCTCGGTACTGCTAGGTCTTACTTAGCCTTCGGACTCTTCGCTTCCGCCTCTGCGATCAGGGCTGATATCGCCTTGATCTTCGCTGCTGCTGTTCCGTTTTCTTCGATGACCATTTTGATAAGGTCACGGAGCGGAGGCACTGCGATCTTCGGTTTTGCGCTGGCCTTCATGATGGCCTTATACAACCCGTTGAACGTTATCCCGTGCAAGGTACTAAGACCCGCCACGTATGCCGCCCATGCTTCGCGCCGTTTCTGCGGGCTGACCTGAG